TCGTGGTCTCCTAGTCTATCATGGTCTTGGAACCGGAAAAACATGTACATCAATTGCTGCTGCAGAGGCTCTTTATTGGGGAAATCTGAAGAAGATATATGTGTTAACTCCTGCAACTCTCTCCAACAACTATCGCAAGGACTTGGGTAAATGCGGTTATTTTCCTCTTCGGACAAAAAACAACTGGTCATTCTTCCCTGTGAATGATGCAGCCGGGCCGCAGCAGTATGTATGGCTTGAGCAAAAGCTAGGATTATCTACAGATACTATTATAAAACAGAAGGGAGCATGGATACCAGACCCAGATAAGCCCAACAACTGGTCATCCTTATCCGAAGAATCACGTAACGCAATCCGTCAGCAACAACGAGAACATATGGACCACAGATTCACATTTATACATTACAACGGGTTTTCAAAGGATATTCTTGCCCAATTTGCAGAACAAGGTATTTATCCCAGTTTTATGCTGAAGCTCGAGGCAGAGTTTTCGCAATACAAGCGGGGAGATACATCCAAACTAACTATGATAGAGAAAACGGGTAAATTGAATGGTATTATACAAGGAGAAATACGTAAGTATACAAAGTCCCCTGATGTACTAAAGAGGCTTATACAGGATGTTCTTTCGGATGAATTCATGAACACGATTAAACAAGAAGTTGTGTCGCGAATGTTCGATGATTCTGTAGTAATTATCGACGAAGTTCACAATCTTGTTCGTACCATCACCGGTGTGAAAGTCGGACAGCTGAATCTCGCCAGAATAATTGATGAGATGGAGCCACATCAATATAACTGGAATACTCCTATCCGCAAAACGAACCCAGGATTTCTTTATCCACGCGGATATTCTCTCTATCGCATGCTTCAAAACGCAGTTGGATGTAAAATAGTCGGGTTGTCGGCCACTCCGATGATTAACTATGCGCATGAGATGGCGATTCTAATGAACATAATTGCAGGTGAGCAGAGGTCCATTCATATACCACTTCGCGGTGAAGTTGATGGAAAGAGAGATAGTCTTCTTACTTTCCTGAATATACATCCATCGATTGATTATTATGATATTAAGAAAGATACGAATGTATTGACAATTGCGCCGGTTCCGTCTGGTTTCATTAAAGTTGTAGAAAAGGATGCGGAAGGAAACCCAGTAGCCCGTGGATTTGTACGGCCTCCACCTTGGCCAGAATCGAAACAGACTCCGCGTGCGAAGGATTCAAATGAGAGAAATCTGGTGACATGGGGTAAATCAATCATGGATGAACTTGTATCCAACGGGTTCTTGAAGGCTCCTGTAGAAATAACAGATCATACATATCCTCTTCTTCCAGAAGACCAGGGAGAGTTTGTTTCTAATTTTATTCAGAAGGAAACATTACGCATTATGAACCCAAACATATTGAAGGCTCGCACACTAGGATATGTTTCTTATTACAAGGGTCAGTCAGAAGAACTCATGCCAAGGGGTATAGAACGGTCGGTTGTACGAGTCCCTATGTCCGAACATATGTTTGTAGAGTATGTTCGTGTGCGTAACGATGAAATTGATAGAGACAAAAAGAAGAAATCCGCTAAGGGGCCTGAATCTGTAGGAGGTCCTTCCAATTTGTATGCGCAAGCTACGAAAGTATTACAGACTGGATTCATGTCAAAAAGCCGTGCTGCGTGTAATTTTACTTTCCCAGAGGGGATAACGCGGCCTGTATTTGCGTCCTTGAAGCAAGAAGTGGAAATTCTTGGATTGCAGCCTGCAAATATGATTGCTGTTGATCGTAACACGGAAGTTGCAAAAAAACCATCGGATGGCACAAAGGTAGATGCAGGAGAAGAAATGGAAATCGACCAAGAAGAGCTGGAGGTAGATGAGGGTGAGAGTGGAGAAGAGAAAGTAGCTAAGACAAAGGGTCCATCCAAAGTGGCAATTACAGGAGTCATAAAATCTGTTATGGATTCTCTTGAATCCGAGGGAGGTAGATATCTGAATGAAGAACTAGCAACATTCTCCCCCAAATATTTTGTAATGATTGAGAATATAAGTAGTAGCCCAGGCCCAGTATTAGTATACAGTCAATTCAAAACACTCGAAGGCCTTGGGATTTTTTCATCAGCCCTACGTACATCCAAGGGCTATATTCAGCTTGATATAGTGAAAGGACCTGGTGGAGAGTGGGAAATTCCTGCCGAAAGCATGGACCCTACGAAACCTAAGTTTATAATATATTCGGGCGATCAAGATTTAGAGAAGAGACGATTGTTGCTTCAACTCTATAATGCGGATGTTGCAACACTCCCCGCGCGTCTCTCGAAGCAATGTACTGAACTACTAAACGGTTCCCTAGACAATCGCGATGGGCGCATATGCAAGGTCTTTATGATTACACAATCGGGTGCAGAGGGAATATCTCTGATGAATACACGCCAAGTTCATCTAATGGAGCCTTACTGGAATAACGTACGTCGCCAACAGGTTATAGGGCGTGCTATTCGTCTATGTTCTCACATGAACCTTCCATGGGATGATAGGGTTGTTGAAATCTTTACATATTTATCTGTTATGACCCTTGAACAAAAGAAGGATAATCGGGCATCGATGATTATGGCGAATGATAGTGGATTGACAACGGACGAAATGATTTATGATATAGCTGTTAAAAAACAGATGCTTGCGGATGGTCTCCAGGAAATACTACAGTCTGCTGCGGTGGATTGTGAGCTCCATTTCCACGAACATGTTACGAATAGTAAGCCTGGCGAGGTGACGCAGTGTTTCCGTATTGGTTCAGAAAATGCACCTGCATTCATGACGAGTCCGGATTGGCACGATGACTTAGTATCGCTGCAAGTTCGTAAAGCAGGAGGCAAGTAAATACATGGCTATGAATACAATCTATAATTAAGTACAACCTACTGGAAAAGAGTACTTAATTATATATTATAGATTATATGATTGTTAATAGATTTAGGCTATAACAATCGCGGATATGGTTTTGTCAAATCCTAACGTAGATAGGTTTGATACATCACTTGTTAGAGTTGTTGATCGAGAACCAATATCATCTTGATAAATAGTAACCGAATATCCTGTGGGGACACGAATAGAACTGAGAGTATCGTTCCCTATGAATTGTATAAACTGTTTGAAGGGATATCTTCCTCTATCTAGTGCTACACCTGTACCCTGAAAATTATACTGAACATAGAAAGTAGGTTTGGATACAATAGTACCAATCTTATATACTTGCTGAGTCCACTGATTACCTACAGGGCCACAATTATTTCCAGGTATCTGTCCATATCTATTGTATGGGACATCTTTACCGGTAAAACACTGTGCACCATCCTGGAGTCCAAAAATATTATCACCGTTCAGTTTTGCCTGATCTGCACATTCTTTCACAGGATTCGTATACACATTATTTCGCTGATTTGGAATTGCGCGTGTCCAAGCATCTCTGTAACATCCCAAATAATCCAAAATACGTGTCTCACAATCATTCTGCGGTGGCTTAACATCAACACCAAATACTTTCTTGATAGAAGCAACCTGTTCTCCAGAAGAGGAGGTGGCCATCTGATACAGTCTTCTCATCTCTACAAGAACTGCCCCCCATGTTCCAAACTTATTCCAGTAAGTCATACCTCCATTTGCCGGCATGAATGTTCCAGATGTCCATCCCATAGCGTTCGCTGCTTTCGTTATGCATGTAGGTGGATAACCAGAAGCCGGTTTCGGCGTTGTAGAGTTCATATCATTTGGCCCAAATCCCTTACATACATTAAACTGTTTCGCATCCAAGCACAAGCCTGCAGCCGCGTTTTGTTTTCCATCTTGGATAGGGCTAGTGGCAAATTGTGAAATCTGCTTAAATGTGCTAGTCGCGGTGTCCATCGATATGCGCCCGTCAGAGACAATTCCAGAAGGTATAGTGAACTGATAGTCCTGGAGTACCTTATTCATGATAGAAAAATTTGGATCACCTCCTGCATACCCATTCTGAAGTGCAACTGAAAGAGCTCCATTCGCAGAACACACTTGTCTTGCCTTCATCTGGAGACAGGCGGGTGTAAGTGCCCCGTTTACAGGAGTACATGTATTTGTTATATCCGCCACACGTGGCCCCTCTGGAGTTGGACACTTTGTAAAGTCTTTAATGATTTGTGCAGAACAATACTCTTCCGAAAAAACACCCTTTCCATTTCCATCTGTACACCATCCCAGGTCTGGATATGTCGTATGTTGTAGGTCCGCACAGCTCAAGAGTTTCTTTGCCTGTTTTGCTCCTTCCTCTCGGATTGCTTCACGTGCATCCCAAATCCATCTCCCGCGTCCCACTTGTTTCTCGAGATTCGCATTCATAGGACCACGTCTAGTACCATATGCGCCAACGGATTGTACATTTGCATCAGAAGCATACCACCAACCACACCCAACACGAGCATCTGCAGGTCTCATACCAATTGTAGGAGTACGCATAGCACGACATGCTTCGTCGCGGGAATATGCAGGTGAATCAACGCCAAATGTAGATGTAATAGACGATGGGGCTACAGTTGGTTGAAATGCAGTAGATATTCCTAATGCGGCAGAAATTGTATTTGAATCGAACTGTTTTTGCGCCGGGAGACCTCTATTTAGTTCGTGTTGATAATACCCCTGTTGTAATTTATCAAAGTCTTTCTCAGACATCTCCACTAATAGATTGTGGCTATTTATTCTATGGAATGATTTGATAGACCAAATTTGCGATGGTTGCCTTTGCGGGCTCATACCATGGGTCTCCAGCATAGATAATCAGCGGTCTCCCTGCAGGATCAGGGCGTTGTCCGGGTTGAACAGCATCATAGGAAGGCCAGAAGCGCCAGGATTCAGGAGATTCGTATGTTTCAGCGCTACCAACGGTAATCTTGGGATTGTTGTCAATACAACGTATTTGAACCTTGCTTGTAACATTCATGGGAAGAGAATCCGTATCTATCCCCCAGTTCCCGTCAGTCGTATCACCCATGCGAATATGTAGACGTGTGTTTCCGGGGCCGAACCATATTCCTGGTGCTCTATCACCAGGGCTACAACAGTCCTTATCTGTGTATGTAAAATGCAATATGGAACCCCATCCTCCAGTAGTCCCAAGTGGAGTTATGTCAAATGTCAGAATATAATTGCGTGTTGTTCCTGTGATTTTACCAATTTTATTGCCCTTTTGAATCCTGGGATTCATCGGTAAGGGAGGACAGAGTATGGGGTTGGATTGAATATTCGGATTATTCCAGATATTCCCCTTAAATGACGCTACATCCGGAGTGCCTTGTGTCGGTTTTGTCCCAAAGCAATACACTCCTGCACGTTTTGAATCCGGAGTCCAGCGCATAAGCCCTGTGCGACCATTCCCACATCCCCCTTGGGTGGAGGTCGTAATCGGGTAATATGCTTTTGTATCATCTGCAACCCATCCAGTTGCACATGTATCAGCCCCCTGTGCCTGTGAGAATGAGAGCTGTTTCAGAGTAGCCAAGGTCGCATTATATTTGAGACATACCTTTTGCGCATCTTCTCGTGCGGTTGTGTATGTTCCAGGGAAAACACCAAACACTTCCGATGCGCCAGGAGGGTTCAATGAAGCCCCGTAGCATTTCCCTATGTTATTGACTTGTCCGTCAAAATTGGATGAGTTCTGTGCATCATCAAATATCTTCTTGTATTCGGCACGGATAGTATCGAGGGGAACAGAATTCGGATATTTTTTCGCTGCTGGATTGGGGGAACCGTTTGATTTAAGTGGAGCCATCGTACCATTCAAGCCGCACTTTAAATATGGGATATTCGCTAGTTCACTTCCATCCGCAAAGACTTGTTCAGGTGTCCCAGGGACTTTATCTACAGTTCGCCACAAATAATCCAAGCATTCGGGAGAGTAATTGACAACTCCGTTATTGGGGTCTTTATCCATATCACATGGATTACCGGGGACACGCCCCAACATCTTAATACTGGCATCTCTGAATGTTTTGAAATCTACTGGAGAACCATTCTCATCAACTCCATAGATAGCAATATTTGCCAATCCATTCAAGAATGAGACAGTATCATCCAGCGAATTCTTAACAGCCAACGCAGCCGCTGCAGCTTCGGTGGTCGGATATAGTTTTCCAGCAGTTTCTCCACCGGTACCCAAAAAGAGCCCCTGCATACAATTAAGCGTTGGATTAAACGACCCATTTGCTTTGAAACATGAGTTTGCGTTCATCATAGCACTACCATTCTCCGTATATATCATCGGTCCAGTAGGACACTGTTTGACTGTTTCCTCTCGTTCTCTAAATATATCCCAGAAGGACCCTTCACCAGTTCCAGCAACCATAGGCGGCGAGGGGTCCATTAGTGTCGCAGGTACATTAAATGAAAATGTGACGGATGTAGATGGCTCATATGACAGATTCCGACTATACCACAACACATTTGTGGGAACGAGTTTTGAATATGACGACCACAAAGGGTCCGATGATACTACGCGTGTTACGCGCAAGGAACGTTTGTCACCAGCTATGTATGCGGATTCCTCAGGAGTAATAGATGATGGGGACATACCAACATCAATAGGGACTATGCGTTTCCCCTCGGAATCGGATAGCCAGGCACACCAAACATCGGGCATACCCTTGAGGGAAATAGATACAACGTCATTTTCTTTGATGTTGATGCGAATTTTCTGTGGCTGAAGTTTCATAGACTTATTATATGAGGGTGCAGCTGCTAAAGAATCACGCGAACCAGTAATCGTTGGCCATACGCCGACTGTACCAGGATGACTTATATTTAAATATGCATCATATGATGGGAGTTTTGGACCAACGTATATTAGTCCAGAAGACTCTGCAGATGTACCACCAAAGCAGTACGCACATTTATTTGAGAGAGTTGCTGCCCCTGCAGATTCACAGATAATCTGATTATGACGATGTTTGCAGTGATTCTTTGCCATCGTGAAATTCTTTGGGGCACACTTTCCAATAGTCGGTTTATAGACCGCGGTCCCTTGTGTTGATTCTGCAACCTCATTCGCGCGAATCTGGTCATCTATGGAAATAAACATACCAACGCCGCGTACAGGTTTCCCCTTACTATCCACTCCGTCCTTATGACATATTCCACATTCACTATATTCGGGGCGACCTAAGACCTCGCAATCTTCCTCTCCATTTACGCGTAATGCTTCACATACTGCGATTTTCTGTGAAACGACACCAGTCTGACTTGTATTCCCAGGAATCAATATCGTATTCTCTGCAGTAGTGAGACCAAGCTGTGTCTGAATAAGTTTTATCATGGATTCATTATTTGAAGTCGTGCCGGTGTTTGTATTTGATAGAACCGGGACAACTTGTTGAATCGCTTTCTTAACCTCACCGGGGTCGACATTTGCTTCGGGGGACTGTATGCGACCAAGGTCGTTGTATCGTTTCCCCCCTTCAAATTGTAGCTTTTGTCGTTCATTATTCAATAATGTTGAATCTGCAGCGAATCCTTCAGCATATTCCCCTTTCTGATAATAGTTCAAAACGCCCCATATAGTTATTGCTATAAAAATAACAAGAACTATCGACAAAAGCATTATATTCTTTTTCATTCTACCCTAACCTATGTTCAGACATTATCTGCACGAACTTTGCTAGCTGAATCTACGTCCCGGGTAATAATTCGCATAACAAGCTGGACCTGGCGGCTTGAGTTTAGTAGTGCCCCACCTGTAATCTGGCTAGTCAGAGCAACTGCCAAATCGGACTCGTTGGAAATACTTGAACCGAAGAAGCTTCTTTCGCATACTCCCGTAGAAGGATTCGAAAACCTATTACGCATAATAATACAGTTTGCATATCCACAGCTATTCACACCATCTTCAACAACTGTCGAATCCTCCGTATATCCTATTCCTACAACAATATGACCTTCGGGGCGCTGAAACCAGTCGATTGCTTCAGTTCCAGTATTTTGGATTGTCGAATTGGAGGATGCAAACCCCAATCCCCCCAACAGGATTCTATCTAGCTGTGAGAATGCCCATATAGGAAACCATTCCTTCGATAAGAAAAATACATATTCGGACGAAGGGTCTGCGTATATAGATGTCGTTACTTCCTGTCCAAACAAGATTTGTTTTACACCGATTGCATCGGGTGTTTTCGCTAGAACTTGATTTTCCGGATTCAATATCTGAAAAGTCATCTTTTGAAGATTTGCCAAAGGAGTGGGGGAATAGACGCGCTGTGCCTTCATGAACTTAGGAAAAAATAGAGTATAACCGCGACTGGAGGTTGTTGTTGCGGAAGCAGTATCAGTTCTCCATGTTGCATCATACTGACATACAGCAAGCGATTTATCGATTGTGTCATTAGTTCCGTAGTTATTCCCCAGTACTTCATCCATCATTACCTGAACGTAGGGGAGTGCTAGAGTACTTACGAAGGCCTGGTCGGGGATTTGTTTTTTAGTTTCATCTAGCGGGATAACAACTTCGAGTCCTTCTACGGGGAATATGGCTTTTATGAACTCAATACGTACAATATTTTTGAACCGGTTCATTAGAGTTGCTTGAATACCAGACCCCTGGGGACGGGCTCCACTATCTAATTGCACCGTAAAATTATAGCGATTTTCCTTGGTTCCGTGTACCCAATCGCGGTCCTTCGAACTTATAATAAGATTGTATTCTGTCTCACGATATTTCATAACATCATCTTGGCGTTGAATAAAATCCTTTTGTTGTACGGGGAGATTCAGTACCGAAGGTTTTGCAAGAATAGGGTCAAACTCTGGGGGTATGAACGATTTCTTTGTTAATGAATCCGCCAAATGTGGGTACTCAAACGCAGGCACGCTGTGTGGTATTGTTTGGGCACGGGCTAACGCAACCGGGTTCTCTTCTGTAGTATCTAGTGCATCAATTGGTGTGGAAATATACTTAACTGGAGATGATTTTTCTTGAGTATTTGAAAATGTATCTTCTTGTGTAAGCTGTGATGTATGACGATGAAACCATTTCACTACCGAATCATATGTTTCCCGGAGAATATCTTGCTCTTGAATGTTCCCATGAATACGAATAATCTCATTTGTATAATGACCTAGTGTCTTCTTAAGACGTTGTCTTGCAGAGTCTGTTAAACCATTCGGGAGACGTTCTGAAAACGTATGATTGAGAGAATCATACATACGCTGAAATGCGTCATCCATTATTATGGGCTGCGATTTGTGATGTGGATTTTATCCTTATAGATGCAGAAGTGAAATAGCTTTATCTATTGTTGTTTTATTACTAGACGGGTTTTCTGTTGCATATAATATATCGCGAAAAGCAGCAATTGTGTCATCGTCAATCTTATTCTTACACAGAGAAGCAAATGATTTCCCCATTAGAAGAGATAAGATGATATACATACAATATGTCCCACATTCTGTTTGTTTCCGTTGATGCCGAATATCGTTCCATATAATTTCGGAGCAACCCTGTTCCTTGCAGCGCCGAAGGAATCGTTTTATCTCTGGACATGGTTCATATCCATAACTGTCATAATAATACGCTCTTCCAGCAAGAATATCAACATATGCACATACCCAGTGTG